CCAAAAACACACTACCAATGCAAGATACGACAGGACAAGCAATTACTGTGGAATCGGTTCAGCGTGGAGCTTTGATTGCTCCAGTCTTGAAACCTTCTGTCTATTTTATGGCCGACGGCAAATTTGGTATGAAATTGAGCATTAGTTTGACTCACGGTATTCGCATTGATTCCAATCCAGAATCATCTGACAGTGGAAGCTCTGGATGTTTGTATGCTATCGATGAACCTCCAGCAAAACGTCAACGCACGAGCCCATCTGAGTAGATCTAAATATAACAAGCCGAATGCGAATAAAATAATAAAATATATTCTTTGATTTATATTACATACTTTTTCTTGATCAAAAATCCTATAATTGTTACGAATATTTCATTTTTATATGAATATATAATGTTTGTGGTTGCATAATAATCGAATAATATGAGTCAAAGAAAAGTCGATGATAGTTATGATCTCGCAGAAACATACGATAATGTGGAATCAAACATTATTACCAGTACATCGGGCCTTGACACAAAAAAGCCGCGCCTGAAGAAAACCAAAAAAAAGAGAATCGAATTAGAAAAATTGAAATTACCGGAAAACAAACTGAAACTTCCCGCATTCACCCTACAAAATGTGGTGGCAACGTTTAATTTGGGTGTAGACTCGCTTGACCTTCGTGCAATAGCACTTGCCAAGCCTTTTGTTGAATATAATCCTCAAAAGTTTGCTGCCGCTTCGTTGAGAATCCGAAATCCACGAACAACAGCATTGGCATTTGCATCGGGAAATATGGTTTGTACTGGAGCACGCACAGAAATTGAATCACGATTTGCCGGAAGGAAATACGTCAGAATTTTACAAAAACATGGGCTTCCGGTTTCCTTCCGTAATTTCAAAATACAAAACATTGTAGCGAGTAGCGAAATACCATTCCCATTGAAATTGGTGGAAATTTCCAAAAACTATGGTCCGTATGTCTCGTACGAACCGGATTTGTAAGTATTAACTCTATTTTTTTTTTGTGGCCGTACTGACATTTTTTGGCGAATTCTTTCCAGATTTCCAGGATTGGTATTTCGAACATCGGCACCAAAACTTGTTTTCTTGATTTTCAGGAGTGGTAAAGTTGTGATCACAGGGTAAGATAATGTTTGTTAGTTGTTTTTTTTTTCGCAGGCTCCCAGGGTGATGGTCCGAAAACTAATATACCTCTCTTTTCTTCTTCCAAAGTGCCAAAAATCGTTCAGAGATCGAAAAAACATGGTCTGCCTTATTTCACGGAATAATACAAAAATTTGTTGACGAATTAGATGAAAACACAAGCTCAAGTGACTACCGATCAACGCAAAGGAGAATTCATCACAACAGTAATAAAAATTGATGCCCGCATCGTTACAAAAATAGTCAGCAAAATGACCAAAACTGAATACCCCATCAACCAATTGAATATAAGAGGTAACACAATTCTTAAAAATACATTAAAGAATACAAGAATAAAAAAAAATAATTGTTTGAAACTAAAAACACAATTATCTACTGCTGAAAAAATCATGTACGAATTTTTTACAGGTATTTTTGTCGATCGGATTCCAAATCTCTTCTTTACTTAAATCTGCCGGCTCGAAGACTACAGCAGATTCAACTTGATCAAGTACGTTTGAAAAATGTTCAATACCATTTGATTTAATCAATTCTTTACATTCTTCAGAACCGGTTTCATTTATGTGTTGCAAAACCATAAATTTTCCCTCGTTTGAGTTCAGTACAAACGGTTGCACTATAGAAGTCGAAGCTATTTCTTGTTGAATTGGTACAACATCTTGTGAAACCGGTAATTCTGAAATATTTGGATTTTTTTCTTTAAACCATGCTTCCCATTTTTTTATAGATATTTCTTGCTGTTCTATTTTATGAGAAAGTGCTGCAATCTGTTCGAAAAATATAATGTTTTCTCCGTTTGACTTTGTTGTATTTTTTTTTTGTTGTAAATGTTTATAGATAGTTTCCATGGTTTGACCTAAGCGCTGATGACGAACACGCTTCCAAGAACTGTACCGTGTGTGATACTCATCAAGACATTCTTGTATACAGGTCTCGGTCCAGTCCGTCAGAGATTCGAAAGTTCTTATGTATGGCCGCTCTTCTATAATTGAGGTATTTCGAAATATATTCTCTGTACTACCGTCTGGTTTTAACCATACACATTTCCACAGCAGACCCCCTTGCGTAATTTCACATGAAAATCTATTTTTTTTGAAACAAAAATAGAGGGAATCACCTGACCAAATCAAATTATTCGTCAAAAGTTGCATTAACCGGCGCATTTTTTGTTGTTATTCGTCTTCTTCTTAATTATAAAAAACCAGAATATTCGTAACATATATAGTTTTTTTTTCCGCAGGCTGGTCTTTGCTTGAAATTGAGCATGAAGCGCGGAAATGCTCAAATGGCATACACACAAAACTTGTGTTTTGTCTATAAAATGACTGACACTTTCACCAAATATGAACTCTTGCTTACTTTGTAACAAAGAAAAATGCCGGGACCTCGACGGAGCCAAACTACATACGACAAAATGCAATCATACATTTCATTTAAATTGCCTTCAGAAAAAATGGCAGGATACGTCCATTTTTTCCTGCCCCATTTGTTCTGAAAATATTGGTTTGGTTGTAAACGAGTCTGAAAATCACGCCTATATTGTTTTTGAATCCGATGGAAAATATCAATGCGTTTACGATATTTTTGACACCCGCGTCGAACCAACAAACACAAAGTTATCAAAATGGAAACGCATTGAAAATAGTCGACTAATCAAACGTAAGCCTTCTGTTTTACTTCAGCCGATAATTGTATCATGACGGGCCTTGGCCCTCGAATAAAATGTGGGCCTTGGCCCGCGCGAAGCTGGGCCTTGTTTGGCCCTCGGCTCCGCCTGGGCCTTGGCCCGCGCGAAGCAAAAAAAAACATAAATCTTTTACGAAATTATAAGAAAAATAAACGTCTCAGCCTATATACATGTGTACATATCTTACACAAATGACATCAATTCAAAGCATTCCAAACAAATGTCTTTTCATTTTCGACCTTGAATTTAACGGGAATATACAAGATTTAAAAACTTGTCGCATTTGGGAAATTGCGGTATGGTGCAAGGACACAAATCAAATGTTTGAAGCTGTAATCGACCCCGACCCAAAACAATCAACGTTTGCAGAGCCACCAATACCCGATATTCCACAATTGACAAGAGAGTTTTTGTTAAATGAAAATGCAGAAACTTTTAACATCGTGTTAAAAAAATTGACAGAATGGGTACGTAAACAAACACATCAAATTCCAATATTTATCAGCCATAATACACACAGAGCGGATAAACCAATACTTGAGTTGGAAGCTGCGCGATACCAAACGCATATTCCTTTGAACTGGTTCTTTTTTGATAGTTTACATTTTTGTAGAGACTATTACAAAAGTGAAGACGGTAACTTCAGTCTTTCTGGTTTAAACCTTTCTCTTTTTAATTGTACAATAGCATACGCACACCGCGCAAGAAATGACGTAGAAGCATGCACTGCCATTTTATGTGAAATTACCGGTAATAATTGGCAGTTATTTGGACCAGTTTATAGTGCATACACTACCAGTTTAAGAACAATTAGATGGATCGGTAAAAAAGCCGAAGAAGTTTTGATTGGAAGACACATTTTATCAGTTGAACATTTATTAAATATTTGCAAGAGAAACGCCACAGTTGATTACACATTACACAATATGAAGTCGTCTAAAAGTATATTCAAAACTATTTCTATTTTACTTCACCCAAAATTACCAAAAGAAAATATTGCCAATATATCAAATGTGATTTCAACACAAACATTTACACCATATTTAACGGATTAAGGGTTCTTTTCTATGGTGTTAGTTTCAAGATAATTCTGAATCTCTTCCTGACGATTTTCTATAGGAAAGTGGGTCATGATGTCCGACCAAGAGCCGGTAGATTTAAAAATTGACCCAATGATGCGGCCTTGCTTGGTTTCTACTGGAACAATTGAAAATAATAAATTTATTGTCAAATGTTCCAAACGAAAGTAGAGTTGAAATACAAAAATTAAATTTTATTTTCATCTTCACATTCTTCCTGAGTAATGCCTTTGTTTTTTTGATGGATTTGGTCTAAAATTACATCTATTAGGGCGAACATGGTCAAATCTGAACGGTAAGTAGTTTGTAGGTTCTTCAGTCCCTCTATGGATTCTCTCACGTATTCGGCCATACGTTCTTTCACTTTTCCTTCGCTGGATTCAATGCACTGTTGGGATTGGTGGTACAATAATTGAATCCGACTGATGTCTGACTGACGATCTTGTGAATTCCACCAGCGGGCTAACCACGTTGGTAAAAGTTGATTTCTTTTCTGATGTACGCGAAAAAGCCTTTTTGAGGTATCGAGGCGAAATCCTGGTTCCAGAGATCTTAAAATACGCAAATTAATCAACGTCGTCTCGTATAATGCAACATTGTGAAGGGAATTTGTGGTCATATTCATAAATTAAGAACAGTTTATATATACTAAAATATATATTCTTTATGCGCAAAATTCTTAAAAACAATAAACATAAAAAGTGGTGTGGTGAATACATAAGAATTATTTTTTATACGTTCTAAAAACCGATATCCGTAACGAATTTTTTGGTTTTTTCGTATATAAGAGTAAGGAAAACAAAGATATGCCTTTGCCTTGGTCTGAAAAATTTCGGGCCGCCATTGAAAAAATGTCAAACAAAAGAAATGCTGCAGAAATGGGGGCAGATGTCGAAGACACCACCGACAGAAAAAAAAAATGCTTTGGAATAGAAAATTTGGTTTTTTTATTCTTTACTGCGGCATCGTGTGGTCTTTGCCAGGGTTGTGACCTTTGCCATCCAGAAGTATGTGAACCAAAAGACGCCAATGCGATTGAAAAGGACGGCACAGTCTACAAACAAATTGGACGGGACTTCAAAAGAGTCTTTGCCAGTTTAACCTGCCTGTTTATTCGGATGCGTGCAGATTTTAAATACTATACAACTCCAACAGCAAAACCTGACCACAACGGTCGATCATATGTTAAAATTACGGATGATTATGGTGTAACATTGACTGCACAAGCCTTGAAATTTGCCAGTTTGGCGTGGGGTCAGTTAACAACAGCGGCCAAGCACGGCACCGCTGGTATGCCCCTCCGAGAGTTCAAGTTTGCCTTTCAAGTAGACCATATTGACGGAAACCCCTCAAACAATGATGTCTCAAATGCTATGATTATGACAAAAGCCGAACACAAAGCAAAAACGACTCGGTCGGCCGAAACCATAGCCAAGAATGCCATGAGTAATTCAGCCCCCTGCACCATGACCGTTTTTGTTTCCAAAGGCAAACCCCTTCTCGATTCCGAAGAGAAGCCAATCGTCGAAAATTACGACCATCGCAAAGAAGTTATGAACGAATACAAGCTTAAATCAAATAAAATTGCACATTCTATTGAACGCGAAGATATGCCCACCATAAATAGCTTGGTCAAGATCATATACAAAGATCAGGACTGCTTGGCGCAATTCTCCTGGTACAACGTGCCCGATCTTGAAGGTGAAATTTGGAAACCCCTTACGGCAGCCGATCATAAAACTATGGATGCACCGATTTCTGAACAAACCGAATACTACGTCAGCAACATGGAAAGATTCAAATTTGTGGTGAGATCCACTCAAAATGCAAGGATTAAAGACTTCCGAGGCCAGGAACGCCCTCGGATTAAGTTGATGAAGAAGCCTCTTGTGTTTTCTCGTGTCGTTGCCTTGGTATTCCACAGAAAACAAATGGATAAATACATTGCCGAACAGTATCTCAAGACAGGCAAACTTTGGACCTTCGCTACACTGGAGGTGGACCACATTGATTTTAAACCAAAAAATAACTGTGCCAATAATTTCCAATTCCTGACACCTGAAGAGAACAAAGCAAGATCACACAGTCGTCCTTGTATTATTTGGGAAATTGGCAAGAAAGATGCCCAAACCGAATACCCATCGGTTACAGCTGCAGCCAAGGCGATGGTATGTTCTAATACGTCAGCGCACAGAATTCTTAAAAACAATAAACATAAAAAATGGCGAGGTGAATACATATAAGAATAAACTATTTTATTTTGACTACATTATTACACCACTCTCAAAAAATATGGTCCTTTTGTTTTTTGTTTTCTCATTTCCATAAACAACTTATGATCTTCTTCATTAATTTGCAATTGATTCATTTCGATTTTACTTTGATTTCGCATTATCAGAGTGCCAGTTCTGGCATATAAAGCAGACCCGTTACTTTTATTAAGCTTACACGTATTGCCCAATAATGGGATACCGTCGGTTCCAACAAGGTGCACAATCAAACCCTTCTTATCGAAGAACTTATCATCTTGATTTTCCAATTGTTTTTGATATTTTTCAACTGGATCTTCTACTGACATTTGTTTTAAAGCGAGACTCGGTGGCCTAATATTGCTCACACCTACGGCCCCGGTTGCCAGAACAGAAGGAAGCGCGACTTTCTGAGCAATTTGAGGTAAGGCCGGCGGTGTAGCGATTTTTGAAGACTGGTTGTTCTTCTGGTGCAGACCGTGATAAATGGAATACAATCGACGCGTGACAGGAATCCCTTCTGACTTTTTAGCTTTTGTCAGACTACTGATGAATGTTCGTTCAACAATTTCGTTTTCCGGTAAACATGTACCGTGTGCCGCATTGAATTCTGCAAACGTCATTGTGATTTGTTTTTGACGATGAAATTTTTCATATTTGTTTGTAGATTCCTTTAAAGTAAATGACATAATTATATAGTAAAAAAAAATGGTTTATATATACAGTGTTTTTTTTGATAGTATTTCCGCATGAAAAACGTATATAAACAAGAGCGAAGCGGACTAATGAATGAGTAAATTGAAAAACATATTTCGGTTGAAACAAACCATGACAGAAACAGAAACAGAAACACTTTTAAATTATATTCAAAAGGGATCTCTACCGACACAACAAGAATGGGGCATTATCTTATCCACACTACACGTTCAAATAGCGTTGAAATGCGTTAGGTATGCACACCATATAGAGTCGCGTTGCTTAAGAGCAGTGATAAAAAGACAACACCAAAGATTATTTCAAGAAGTCGTCAGGAAAATAACAGCAATACCACCTAACATCATCAACGTAGTTATGTCGGTCAACTCGTTTTATCTTTACACCTGCTTAAACAGAGGGCTCGATCCAAACCAAGTTATGGCCAATAATCAAACACCATTAGAATATGCATGTAGGAATTATTGCTTGCAACACATACAAGTATTACTTTCGTCTAATAAAATAATAGTTCACAAGAATATTTTTAGTTTTATGCTTCGACAAATACAACTGCGACAGTTTGCAGGGATGGCGTTCAAAAGGTACAACGACGATGTTACACCAAATATGATAGTAGAAATTTTAGCAGCTAATGTCAGTGAAGCTTTAATTTGTGTTATGGAAAAATTAGAAGAAAAATATAAAGGAAAACAAATTTGGACAGAAATTTGCTTTATGTTAAAATGTCCCATTTCATTAGAATATAGCACTGACCTCGTCAAGACACCGTCCAATCATTATTTTGATAAAGAATGTCTATTGGTATGGGTTAGAAATCATCAAAATAACCCATTGACACGAGAGCAACTATACGAATCCGATTTAATCGATCGAAGTACATTCTTACCACAATTAGTAAATGAAATAAATCAAAAAATTAAAAGGTTGGCATAATCAGTCAAAATAATTACGAGTTGATCAAACGTTGATACAACATTGCCTTCTTTCCTGTCTGCGGAAGCCCTTTCTTTTGCAATTCATTTTTCAATTGGGCTACAGTAACGTATTAAATGACATATTTGAAAAGAAACGATTCTCTATTTATACGTGTTAAAAGTACATTCTTACCACAATTAGTAAATGAAATAAATCAAAAAATTAAAAGGTTGTCAAAATCAGTGGTTTACACGTATAAATAGGTGTCGTCATTTTTTTAAATAATGTCATTAGAAGTTGCATTAAATAGCGCCACAATGGCATTAGTTGTTAAACAAGGTGGTCAATGGATACAAGATAATTTAGTTGCACATTGGAAATGGATTAGCGGTGGCGATATTGAGATTGATTCACGCATATTTATTGGAGATAAAGTAGATAGAATGTACATTCTATTGGCGAGGGCGGCCGTGCTAAGTGTCTTGGTTTGGAATGCGAACCCAATATTTACAAAAATGAAAGATTTGAAAACGTATATTATGGAGGTGTTAGCTACAAACATAGCCTTATATGAGAAAGCGTTGGAACCTAATTTTGGCAAAAAAAAAGGAGAAATAGCGATGGAGGCTTTAAGAAAAGCAGATCTTTCAGAATATTCTATGGAAAGAAAATTTGGTGCTGCAACTATGCTGTCATTTAATACATTTTTGCAAAACTCATGGCGTCTTTTTAATAATATGGTAACTTATACTCTTAGTATGGCAGGTAGCTATGCTGATATCTTAAAGGACATAACCAAAATACCTGTAAGCTTCATGAGAGGAGAAGGAAAAATATTTGGCACTATAGTAGATAATTTTGCGGCTATTGTTGAAACCATTGGTGTAGGGGGCGCCGAGATTGCCTCCTCCGGCAAAGCTGCACTTTTAGGTGGTGGGGCATTCAAAGTATTACTTAGTTACATTGGTACATTTGAAAGAACAACTGTTGCAGCTCTTGCAACAACAGCAGAATATATAAGTTATAAGGGCCAACCACGAATTACGGCAACAAATATGAAAATGCTGGTAGCTGTAGCACAAGTGAACCCAATAACAAATATAATCGCATTCCGCGGCAAATATCGATTTATTACAGGCGAAAATGATGATGATATACAAAGATCAATCTCAGATCGATTAGATGATGAAGTAAACGATAAGAACTTCTGGAAAAATTTCATCACAGGAAAGTCAGAGTTAAACGACGCTATTAAAGCAGCAAAAATGGTATTTAAGAGTGACAGTGCCACCGTAGAAATGATTGAACAAGGAGATCAAGGCTGTCAAAACGGTCAAGGTGAACAGAAAGAAGGCGGAGAAAAAATTATGCCAAGAGTTACAAAAGGTGTAAGAAGAAGAAGCACATCCAAAAATACTCAACAGTGTCAAGGAAAGACCAAAAAAGGCAAACCCTGTCGAAAACGCGTGACAGATGGACAATATTGTAAGCTTCATAGAACTCAAGATGACAGTAGTAGTACCTTTCCCAAAAAAATACAATTCGCGAATAAAACACATCTCGTGTTTTGAGCGTGAGTAACGACTTACCAATTATAACAATTATAAAAAAAAATTGGGCCTTGGCCCTCGGCTCCGCCAAAATAACTTTTTCATTCAATATTTTCACAGTATATAAAAGGTATGTTTGTTTTCCAAAAAATGGATTGGACTTTAGTCTCAATTCTTTCAGCATCATGCATATTTGTTGGTATCGGTTTGACTTTCTCTTATATTACAACTTTTATTCAAACGCCCTATAATGAAATCCATTTGTCCGGCCAATCGGGAATCGATGAAACCGATACTCCATATACACTATCTATTATCGAAACAGTATTATCATCTTTGACTGTGATTCTCGGTATGATTGCAATAGCTGTTCCGAGAAAAATCGATCGAAATGTGATAACAATTGTTTTGATTTATTTTTTGGTAGCAACAATAATGGAAGCCGTTATGGTTACCACACGGCTAAACTCATTGGGAATGGTTGGCGATAATGTAGTGGGTACGTGCTCCGACCGTGGTGTAAGTACGGGCTGCCCAACAACCAGATTCGAAGCTATACATGATCGCGTACAGCTTTACAGGAATCCTCTGGGTGGTGATTGTCAATTTTTCTATTGGGACAGTATGAAAACAAAAGCTCAGGAAAATTCGTGCCAATCACAAAACCCCTCGGATAGCTTCGAGTTAATATGCAACAACAATATTGAAAATCATATGAATTGGGCCGATCCTGCAAGTTATGGTTGGGGTGATTGTCCTGAAGCTGTGCGGAATTTGCCAGAAGGTTCGCAAGTGTTAACCAGTGTTGATAAAATTCATAATCCCAGTTTTATTAAATCAATTCTTCAGCTTCAATACGAGGATATGATTCAAACACCGATAAGTAATGCTACGGGTCCGCCTGCAATCGCTTATTGTTATTATTGGGGCTGTTCTTCAGTATGTAATTCACACAGATACACTATCAATAGACTGTGGTTATGGTCCTCTGTTATTTTGTTGATTACACATGCTTTATTCGCTATGAGTAGTGCATTGTTATGTAGAAGAGCGAAGAGTTACACAGATTCTAAAGAAGATATGCCTGTGACATATACTGCTATAGCAATTCCAGAAGTGGTAAAGTCGGATTTTCAAATTCCAGAAATGGGTCGTAGGAAAAGAAGGTTGGATAGTGGTCTCCGTTTCTAACGAATTAACTGACGAATCCAGATAGTAATACTCTTTTATACGTATAAACTAAGAGTTTTTTATGAAAATGTCAGCGAAGAAAAACAGTAAAACGATTAAAAATAAATGTGTACGTGCTAAAATTGAAATTGAAGGTATTCAATATCGATGTATCAGTTTTTTTGTAGATAATCCAACAAAATGCGACGAAAAAGATTGGTCAATTTTCACTTTGGCTGATAAGCATAAAATTTTAATTGATAAATTATCGATGGCCATTCTGGCGGAATGTGAGTGTGAATTTCTGACGAGAGATTCCGATAAAGATTTGGATCAACCGCCGATTGTAGCGGTTGAAATGATCATGTTTGAAGAGGACACGCCACCGTATTCTCCGAAAAATGTAGAAATAAACGTTGTAGAAGATGGGGTAGAAGATGTAGAATAATCAAAATATTGATCTTTATTATATATAAATATTTTCAGCCAAATCTAAAACCAGCAAAAACCTATTGTAATTTTTTATACAAAACTTAGCTTTACAGAGTTCATGCTACGTGCACAATCTGCCATACTATTCTCTTTGTCCAGTTTGTACAAATATAGGTTTTTCCCATACTATTCTCTTTGTCCAGTTTGTACAAATATAGGTTTTTCCCAGAATCAAAATCCGCTCCGCTGTCAAATAAAGTTAAGAATTTTTGACTGAACTTTTTACAGCTAAATCTAAAATATGAAAAACCTATATTTTCTTCACATATTTTAGAAAAAACACCGGAATATTCCGGTGTTTTTTTCAGGATTTTCGTTACAAATATAGGTTTTTCCCAGAATCAAAATCCGCTCCGCTGTCAAATAAAGTTAAGAATTTTTGACTGAACTATTTTCAGCAAAATCTAAAACCAGCAAAAACCTATATTTTCTTCACCGCTTCGCGAAAAAACACCGGAATATTCCGGTGTTTTTTCCGCGATTTTCGTTTCGCAGGCTCGCAGGCTCAAATATAGGTTTTTGTAATAATCAAAATCCGCTCCGCTGTCAAAAAAAGTTTTGTGCCGCTGGAAATCCCATTACAAACTCGTGAATATTAATATTAGGCCGGAATTTTTTAAAACAAATGCCGCAATAAACAGACAAATTTTTTGATTGTAAAGGATTTAGATGAATGCAGGACAATTTTTGCCGGCGACATTTGGTATTTACGCAGGAACCGTTTTTTATACGGCGTGGGTAATATTGCAAGCAGCAGTATTCAAATCTTTTTTTTCTTAGTGTATATTTTGTCAATTCGATTTTTTTTGTACATAACAATAAATTCACAGTGATTTTCATATCTAAAAATGTGGAGATATAATCAATCACATCATTCGGTAACGAATCCATTTAATAGTTTGCCCAGCGGTTTTTATAGTCGTATAAGTAATGACAGACGATTGTGTATAATGATCATAGTCGGAATTGATCCAGGAATTCGTAATTTAGGTTATAGTGTATACGATACTGAAGCCAAATGTTTTTCAGCTTTTGGCAAAATCGATTTGACTGCAAATGTCGACAAAAAATTGAAGACAAAGTACGCATTCTTAGTAAAAAATGTCATCGACAATCGCGGAGACATATTTGGAAATTTTGATTATATATCTATTGAAGTACAGATGATTGCCAAAATGAAAACGGTAGCGACTGCATTTCAGTGTTTTTTCTGGGAGAAATCACATCTGATATCGCCTTTGGCTTTGCGCAGACACTTTAATATCAGCACTGGTAATTATAAAAATAATAAACAGGCATCTATTAAGATGATTCCAAATTTGCCAATAAGTCAGGCCAATATAGATTTATTCAACTCCTACCCTGCAAATAAGAAGGATGACGTCGCAGACGCGATGCTGATAGCGTTGTATTATGCACAGAAAATGGAAGAACCGCCACCAATAAGGGCGCAAAAACGTAGAAAAAAATAAGTAAATACTTAATAAGATAATTTTACCAACGTTACCACTGACATTCGTCGAAAAGGAGCTCCTTTTTTCCAAGTCGCCGATTTACGGTGTTGTGCAAGATCCACGTAAAATGTCTGCAATCTTTTTCGGTTTCAATCATGGACAACTGTGTTTGAAACTGTTCAATCATTTCTTGAAAATGAACCCTACAATCTTCACACGGGAAATTTTCACAATAATCTTGCACGGTACTTTTTAATGTTTCTGGATTGCGACAACTGTGTAGTCGATCCCAATCATAATCATAGGCCAAATTATAGGCAAAATTGTATGTAAAAACAACACATAGAAAAAGGAGATTTATCAAAACGTTTGCCCAAAGCAACATTTGGTTTTGTAAAATTGCTTCATAAATACTTGAAAACATTATATAAAAAGCAAATTTATTTATAGATAAACATTTATTTATAGATAAACATGATAGATTTATTGTTTTATCTACCGCAAATTTTGGCACTATTCTGTGCTTTGTGGTTTATAAATGTTTGGTTACGTTGTTTTCGTTGTTGCAGTAGTTGTTTTAAGATGTCCTTTGCCGCTTCGCTCAGACTGTTCTACATTGTTTGTGCATTTTGTTTTTTGTTTATTGATATAGCAAAAAAAACTGTTGATTATGTTTGTGAACGTTCTTCCATGTTTATTCATGCGTAAAAATACAATTCCGCTACGGATCGTTGCGTGGTAAAAGCCGTAAACATCCAAGCGGAATAAGATCACAAATATGACAAAGTAACATCAATTTCCACAGATTGCTAAAATTAGTAGCTGTAATTCCAAATACCCCCGCCAACATCGAACCTAATTCACTGCCTACTATACCGCCCAAATTAGTGATACTCATCAATAAGGCGTATAAGGTCCCCTCGACGCCTACGGGGCAGAGCTTTGCTCCCAAAACAACCATCGGCATCGTGACAAATTGTCCAGCCAATGTCAATGCAATTCGTTCCACAAATGCAAACACATAATCAGGGATTCCCCAATCCCGATTTACATGCAATACTAATAAAAGCATGGTATTCTCCAAAAGAAACGAAAAAACCAATGCCCAACAGAATATTGTGCGTAATTTCACTTTACGCAAGTATTTCTTATAAATAATCGTACCAATAATACTGACGATATGACCTAAAACGTCCAATGAACCAAACTCATCTGGAGTAAAGGTGAGTTCCTCTTTGTAAAAAAAAGTCATGATGTCACCGTAGCTGGGTGTGGTGCAGATAATAAACAGAAAAATAGCTGGTTTGAAAATCTGAGGTTGTTTGATTGCCTGAAATAATTTGCCAGTGGTTTCACTTATGTTTGTTTTCTGCACTGTCTCATTTTCTGGAATAACTAATGCCAATAATGTTATCACACATGGAATTATTGACGTTAGGTGGAAAACTCCCACCCAACCAAGCCCGTCGTACGCTACAGCTCCAAAAATAGAACCAACCAACCCACCTACAAAACGAAAAATCCACGAATAACTCTGGACAATTCCTTTATTTTCTGTTTTCTCTTGCCTGGCGACTTCCACTAAGAGGGAATCGGCCATCACATCAGCAATACAGAGGCCCAAGCTGGCAAGCGTCATCACTAACGAAACCAAAAATTCATCTGTGGGAGAAAATGGAAGGACTACCCACATTATGGCAGAGAAATATGCACCGATCATCATATACGGCTTCCTTCGATAACCGTTGATAGTGTATGTGTCACTTACAAATCCGTAAATTGGCTTAAAAACCCAGGGCAATGCGAAAATACCCATCATCGCCGCCATTTGAGACGGGCTTGTAAACGACATAAGGAAATATCTTATAGATATCGATGGAAAGGCAAAAGAGAACCCTAACAGAAAATAGAAGAAAAGTAATGGGAAATTTCCTTTCAAAATAGCATAATCACTCATGTTATTGTAACGAATTCTACAAATTAAATAGTTATATTCGTTACATGCTCTAAAATCCCATAAATGTTAGGAATTATAATATCAACTATTATTGTATGTCTACAAGGAGGAGGAAGAACGTTTTCTTTTTTTTCTGGGTGGGTGGTCCTTTGTCGTAGCAAGGCGAATACCAATTTGTTCCATTGATTGCTCACATATCAACACACCCGTGTAGTACGGGAAGGGCATGCCTTTGGGACGCGTTCCCCGACAAGAGCCCGCCCCCTTACGAACAAACATGCGGCGGTCCTGAGGCCACCCCATGTCGATGAGTTTTTCATGAATCCGTTTTTCAAGATCATCAGCGTTGACGTGATTAGTACCAGAGTAGGGTGCAAAAAGTTCAACGTGAGTGCTCACGTCACGGTAACGGGCGAACTTACGGCCTGTATCATCTATGAACACGGCATGACGGCTACTACCTTTGCCAAAGCATTCCGCTTCCATTGCTTCGTTTACCGTCATGCCTGGCCACGCACCTCCAAAGACCTGAACGAACCCATCAGGACCACATTTATCGACAATATATTTAACAATTTCGGTTGCTAATCTTTCGAGTGTGGCTTCATCCCAAGTGGGCTCCTTGTGGTCTTTGTTTTCCAAAATGGCCCGTGCATTGGCTTCGTGACGTGCCTTTGCGTTTCTATCGTTCCATATTTTTTGTTGTCCACTCTCTCTGATTCTTTTGTGGTTTCTGGCGCTTTTAGCTTTTGCTTTCTCGGGGTTCAAAAGTCTATCGATTGCTCCGTGCAGACATAGCAGTATGCTTTGTTGTTTTTTTGGGGTCATGTTTTTCCTGTTTTTCCACCCATCAGGGCAATCATCGAGTTTCCGCAAATCTGCCAACAATTGGCGTTTTTCATCTGGGTTCAACTTGCGCAATTCACCTGCAATGTCACGTACACCTTTTTCGATTGCGGCTCGAAATTTTTCAGGCAAAGACAAACCCATATATTTGTTGATGAAAAGGGGCATAATCGGAAAAAACCATAATATTCGTTACGGTTATAGGAAATATTTCAGAATAACATTCCGTATTATGACTAAAGTAAAAATATGTGTTAACTATTCCGAATTTTTCACATTAAACTCATTCGATACTTCGTCAAATCTAATTCTCTTTTTAACCGATTATTCTCGGCAGTTACTTTATAGTAAGCATTCAAAATTGTTTTATTATTTGAAATCAATTGTTGCTTAGCTTCAATTTCATGAGCCAGGAGTTTGTGCGATTCTAAAATGTGTACCGTTACCGCAGCATTCTTTTCGACTTCCTTATGATATAGAGATCTTAGCTCTTGAATATGCGGTAATAAATAGGCTATCGTTTCTTCGACACTTGGCTTACTGTATCGCATTCTTTTACAGAGATTATTCTCAATCTCAAAATGCGAATTATCTCGTTTTAACGTTATTAGTTTGTTGGGGCCGGGCGAAGTCAGACGTGTTTTTTTGCTTGTGAAATAGTCTTCCTCTTCATCTCTCAATCTTTTACACCCTCGAGGGTCGTGCGAAGTCAGACGTGTTTTTTTGCTTGTGAAATAGTCTTCCTCTTTATCTCTGAATCTTTTACACCCTCGAGGGCCAGGAATAGCCGAAGGCAGACGTTTCATAATTTGAATTGGACAGGCTCCATCGTATCTTCCTCCGGACATTATGTCTTTGGTTTGATGTTATTAATATATTATCATTTTGTCTATCTTATCAAATAAAATCAGGATTTTCGTAATATTTATAAGATTTTTACTCAAATTTGTTACGAAAATCCTGATTTTATTTGATAAGATAGACAAAATAATAATATATAAATAAAAATTGTAAAAAGAATAGCAAATACACAAAAAAAATGGAATATTTTTCGGATGCCAGTTATGATTCAGACCATCCAGATGACGACGACGAAATCATATCATTATATTCGCAAAGAGAATTAGATTATATGGAACTCGAATCTTTATTAGAATCTCGCGGACCACCACCAGTGATTGAATACGCGAAAGACATTGGTGTTGTTGCGCTGCGTGGGGCCGTACATGATAACAAACAAATAAAAATAGAAACAGTTGTAGATAGATTGACTGTTTATAGCTGGAAACATTTTTGGAGCGGAAGAAACAGCAAAATTGACAAAAATGCACTCTTTTCAGCAGAAGATTGGAATGCTATTCTTGAATTTTCTTTACAACTTCTCGATGCATGTGAATTTGTCAACCCAACTATCGTTCATGTACAAAATGTAATGACAACTTTATTATTTCATGGTGGGAATTTCAGAAATCCAAAATGATTCATACACAGAAAGATATAGGAAATACCGAGATATGTAACACATTTTTTGGAAAAATATGATTATATATTTACAAATTCAAACAATAAATAATGTCCGATAGATCAATGGACGATAAATCAATTTCGCAATTAATATGTCAAAATTTGATAAACAGGTCTTCGTTTTATAACCCATCATTTTCTACAAGTGTTTTCATTTTAAATAAAAAACCTTTCTTGTTAAACGTAGTGGACAATACAAATAAACGTAGACCAATTCTCAAACTTAGCGAGAAATCACCTGATGTCTTGTATCTGTATTCGCCGCAAAGACATACACTGGTTCCTTTTCACAAACATACATTTCAACAAGCAATACTACAAGACGAAAAGTACCAAATTGCAATGCAAAAATCTGTAGAAAATTTAATTAATTCCGATTAAATATATAAACTGGGCCTTGGCCCTCGGCTCCGCCAAAAAAAATATAGTATATACCAATGTTTCTATTCTTTAGCCTGCGAGAAAAAAATGTTTCATCAATTAATTATGAACAATTTGAAAGCGGGCGGTAACGAAGGTATGACAGAAATAAATAAAAATATTCAGAAACTAAAAAAAGAATATGGCATGTCTGTTGCGGATGCTGTCACATTTGTAAAGAAAAAAATATCCTCAATTTTCTCATACTTGTAATTGTTTTGAAACTCATTTCGAATCTTCAGAAACGACATTTGAACCGGACCTTGGCCAGGCGCACCGCCAAAAAAACTTCCAAAAAACAGAACCGTTATTGCACACACGGCACACACATTCAGTAATGAATTATTTTTTAGCATTTTTAATGGCATTACTTTTGTTGGCAAAAATTACAAAAACGAATAATAACTCGATTTCAAACAATAACTCGATTTCAAACACCGAAAATTTTGAAGGTCAATCACTTGATTTAGTTGCTGCAACATTCGAAAACAAAGATCTCACGAAATTACAAAAATTGATAAAAAAATTTAAAAAACTTCAAACAGAAATTCAAAACAATGCAGAAATTATACAAGACGATTTAACAATAGACGTAAACAGCATTGATGATGATATTAAAGAAGAACAGGAAAACTTATATAAAGAAACTACAAACCCCAACACTCGAAAAATCAGTCAACTTACAGCTGATAAAGCAAATGCAGAACAATTATTAAATACCGCACAACAAAATTTAAATAAAATGAAAAAAAAAATGAAAACATTGGAAAATGCAATTCAAAAACAAAAACAAGCTGAGAGAGACGCAAAAAATGGCGAGAAAGAATCTGAAAAACTAAGGTTGCGTCAAATTCAACAACAAAAAAGCAAACAATCAAAAAAGGATAACGAAAATAATTTAATAAATGACACCAGAGAGCGTGTAAGAATGGGAGAATAAATGATTTTTATACATTATGGTTCTACTCGGAATACATTATTCACTATCAGATTCATTATCCATTAGAAATTCGTCATCGTCTTCGCTACTTTCATTTGGAAGCCATTCTTCCGACGAAGATTCTTCTTCGTCGTCGGAAAAAACATGCAGCCAATCTTTTTTTTGCCAGTCGTTTTTACGTGCGACATTGCCAAGTTTGGTCCAGTTTTCAGGATCTTGACCAATATTAACAATTGGACACTTCACCAGTTCCTTGATTTTTGGCAGGAGTTTTTGGAATATTGTTATGATAACCGGTCGATTATCACTGTTAACCAATACTATTTCACACGTTTTCAATTTGGATGAAATTCTCTCGAAAGCGACAAAATAAATATCACGAATGACCGTACTAATTTTTCCATTTGATTTCAATGTAATATCATTCTGATTAAATGAGATTTCCACATCTTTTGCTGAAATTGACCCGGTGATTACGTTCATTTGATCAATGCTGAAACATAATCGTATATAGACAAAAAAACAGAATATTCCTAAAAGATATGGGATTTTTCGGGCCTTGGACCACGGCTCCGCCTGGGCCTTGGCCCGCTAAACTTTTAGTTTGAGATTTTTTCTTCCATGGTTACAACCTCAAATTCAAAAAAAAAACTCAAATCTGTAAGGAATATATTGGTTTTACTTGATTATACAACAGAATCAAACAACCAAAACAATTTGAAAATGTCAACATACAAAATAAATACAACCAAAACAAAAATGGTCGGGCCTTGGCCCTCGGCTCCGCCAAAAAAAACTCGCAAACAACATCGGAACGAAAAGGAAGTAAAATTACTTCAAAAAAAAACTACGCCAATGTTACCAAAAATTACATTCAAACGTATTGTTAAACAAGAAGCAAAAAAACATTCAGTAGGTTCTTTACGTTTCAACGCTGATGCAGTAGAGGCCTTACAAGAAGCTACAGAACAAGAAATGACTACCATTTTTAGTGGGGCAGCGTTTATTGCTGGTATTGCCAAACGTGAAACCATCACATGTGATGATATGAACAATTTTATGAAAATTCGTAAACTATACTAATAGTCGCCAACGAAGTGGTTCGCCAAAAAAAAATTAGCTGGGCCTTGGTCCTCGGATCAAATTGGCGGCCACCAAAAAATAACTACAAAATCCACATATTTTTTTTTTTATACTAAAACATTTTATATTTAAGTCTACCATTTACTCAACAAATGATTATTACGTCTATTGCAGGGTTGTGTTTGTTGGTTCTTGCGCAGGTTTCAAGTAGTTTGAGTATGAATTTTCAAAAAATAGCTCAAAGTCAAACCAATTTTAAAGACCCGCGCCACTGCAAACAAAAGAGGAAAATCCCACTGACTTCAACAGTCTGCTTACGACCATTGTTTTTAATTGCCATAATTCTTAGTGTAAGTGCGTCCATCCTCGATTTTGTAGCACTGGCTTTTCTGCCGACTTCGGTCGTGGGAATATTTGCTACGTTATCTATCGTAATTAATTTATTTGTCACAAGAATTGTACTCTTTGAATCACCAACAAAAAGCGAAATGATACCGATTATCTTTATTTTTTTAGGTTGTACGATAGCATTAGTTAGTTCTGTCAATGGAGAAACCTCAGAAAATACACCTCCAGAATTATTGGGACGGGTAAATTCGAGCGTGTTTATAGTATTCAATTGGGTAGTGTTTATTTCTATCTCTGTTGTTTTGGATCGCTGCAAAAGTTTGCCAAAATGGGCGCAACAAGCAGGTCACCCACTTATCGCAGGTGGTTTGGGTGCACAGCTGCCCGTTTTTGGCAAATACATCGCTTTCGCGGTTACGGAATATATAGAAAAAAATAGGCTGGTTGTGCGACCTGATTGCTTGGTGTGCGCCATTTGTTTGTGTTTAACCTCTGTAATTGTTCATATTCAGTGGTTGAATGTGGGATTGAAAAAATTCAACGCTTATTATTGTATATTAATCTACCAATCCGTGTGGTGCATGTGTACAATAATTAACGGTATTATTGTCTACGATAATAATTCAAAATTATCTGTCGATAAGTGGCTTTTTTTCATAGTCGGTGTAGGAGCCGCAATTTTTGGAGTCATGGCTTTAGCCAAAACACATGCCGAACACGAGTGCAAAGTCAGTGCACAAAAATCTTAAAAAAAATAAACTAAGTAAAAATGGCCAAATCTGAAATATGAAAAACCTATATTTTCTTCACATATTTTAGAAAAAACACCGGAATATTCCGGTGTTTTTTTCAGGATTTTCGTTACAAATATAGGTTTTTCCCAGAATCAAAATCTAAAAAAAAGTTAAGAATTTTTGACTGAACTTTTTTCAGCCAAATCTGAAATATGAAAAACCTATATTTTCTTCACATATTTTAGAAAAAACACCGGAATATTCCGGTGTTTTTTTCAGGATTTTCGTTACAAATATAGGTTTTTCCCAGAATCAAAATCGCAAAAAAAAGTTTAGAATTTTTGACTGAACTTTTTTCAGCCAAATCTGAAAAACCTATATTTGTATCATATATTTCGGGCCTTGGCCCTCGGCTCCGCCAAGAAAATATTAAATTTTATATATAATTATAAATCATAAATGTCAAACAAACGACCCTTGCCAGATTCGGGGGCGAGTGTCAAGAAACGTCAGAGAACTTCGTCCGCCTTCGGCTCCACGGATATTGGAGATTTGAAATTTTTATTCTTTGCATCGTGTAGTGTACTTTGCCAGGGTTGTGACAAATGCCATCCAGAAGTATGTGAACCAGAAAAAGCCAATGCGATTAAAAAGGATGGCATAATCTACAAACAAATTGGACATGGATTCGATCAAGCCTTTGCCAGTTTAACCTGCCTGTTTATTCGGATGTATAAAAGTTTTAAAGGGTATTCGACTCCAACAGCGAGACTTGACCACAGAGGTCGGTTAAACGTTGAAATTGCGGATGATTATGGCAACAGATTCACTACACAAGCCTTGAAATTTGCCAGTTTGGCTTGGGGTCAGGTCACACCAGCGGCAAAGCTCGGTACCGCTGATCTGCTCCTCCGCGATTTTAAACGTGCCTTTCAAGTAGACCATATTGACGGAAACAAAACCAACAATGATGTTTCAAACGGCATGATTATGACAGAAGCCGAACACCATGCAAAAACGACTCGGTCGGCCGAACAAATAGCCAAGACTGCAATGACTAAATCAGCCCCCTGCACCATGACTGTTTTTGTTTCCAAAGGCAAGCCCCTTAACAATTCCGAAGGCAAGCCAATCATCAAAAATTATGACCATCGCAAACAAGCCATGATCGATTACAAGCTTAAATCTCATCACATTGAATATTCTATTCGATATGAAGATATGCCTACCAGAAATAGCTTGGTCAAGATCAATTACGACGGTCAGGATTGCTTGGCGCAATTCTCCTGGTACAACTTGCCCGATCTTGAAGGTGAAATTTGGAAACCCGTCACGGCAGCCGATAATCTAACTTTGGAATTACCGATGCCTGAAACAAAAGAATACTACGTCAGTAGTATGGCAAGATTCAAAACTGTGACGAAATCCACTCAAAACGCAAAGATTACCAATTACCAAGAGAAGGTACGCCCTCGGATGAAGTTGATGAAGCAAAATCTTTTATTTCATCGTATCGTTGCCTTGGTATTCCACAGAGACCAAATGAATGAATACATTGCCGAACAGAAAGCTAAGACAGGCATAGTTTGGACATTTGCTACACTGCAAGTGGACCACATTGATTTTAACCCAAAAAATCACTGTGCCAATAATTTGCAATTCCTGACACCTCAAGAGAATAAGCAAAGATCACACAGCCGTCCTTGCATTATTTGGGAAATTGGCAAAGAAGATGCCCAAATTGAATACCCATCGGCTGTAGCTGCAGCCAAGGAGATCGGATATAAGAATCCATCGACAGTGTGCAACATTCTTAAGAACAATACACATAAAAAATGGCGAGGTGAATACATTGTAAAATAAAAAATAAAAGAAATGTAATTTTTTATACAAAACTAAGCTTTACAGAGTTCATGCTACGTGCACAATTTGCCATACTATTTTCTTTAACCAATTTATACAACTCATTCGGGTGACAAGATGTTGAAACCGAGGAGTCTAATATATCACCCGCTTTCAACGCTGCGATGACGACCTCGCTGCAGAAATATCTGGGTGCAAGTCCAAAATATGTGTATGACATTGGAGATGGCGATATCGGTGACCAATATAAAAAATAACCAAGGTGATTAAAGCCACTACCCTTTGCAGATTGACAATAACGCATCATTTGGTTGTACTGGCCCTGGCTACAATTCATAGACCTAAAAAACCACTCCTTTCTTGAAAATCGCTTTGTTTCAAGGTGAACGGTAGAACCATAAACAATCGAACACGCCAATCCTGCGACAGAATCTTTACCAGAAGCGGCACCGGGCGGACAAAACAACAGCTCAGAGTGGATAAATGGTGCCGATCCGTCGTCGTTTGAAGCTAAAGAAGAAGCCGCACGATTTAACCAAGAGGCTTCTAAGATGTCAGAGTCGGACCTGACGAAACACAACATTATTTGATGAGACATTTACTTTATTATTATTTTAATTATAATTACATCTATTTATATGTCTTTTCTACAATTTACTTTTGTTTTCAAAATTCGTCGGAGGCAAATTCTGATGAATCGGATGCAAATTCTTCAGAGGCTAATTCTTCAAATTCGTCTTCCGAGGCGTACTCGGACTCGCTTTCCATTGATGAGAGTTCGGCTAACATTGCTGACAATTCCCCAGCAGGGATTGAAGGCAGCATGTATCGACTCTCTGCGATCTTAAATTTTTCCTCACCTTCCCGTTTTCCACTTGTAATCTTTACTCCACTTTTTTCACGATCTATAGCACTTTGGGGTACAACCCAACCTTTTGAGTGGGCGTATTTTCTACCTATTTTTTTTACCCCACCATTGTCTTTATATTCAGCTTTATTGTTTCGTATTTCGTAAATATTATTTTTGAGTCCTGTAATAAAAAAATCACCCTCTTTGGGTATCGAATTGTTCGCTTTTTTCAGAGAAGGAAAATCTTTCATGACTTTCAAAAAGAATGGTGCAAGATATTGATTGAAATAGCGCTTGTCGTCCTTGTTATTTTTAAATGACATTAATTTTGTTCTATTTTCACCATCAACAATGCCTACATATGTTAATTCTTCTGTAGACGGCTGATATTTTCCATCTTCATTAGGCATAAGCATACGTTGTAACATTTTTACGACAATTGCAATATCTGATCCATCAGTAATCCCTGTAGCATTTGAAAAGTATGTAAAGGCCGATGACAAATATCCCTGGTTACCCTTTACCGTCTTTTTTAATTGAGCGTCCGTCAAATCACACAACTCACATATTGGAAAAAGGTCTGCAAGAATGGGTCGCAACTGATCAAAAGTAGTGTTATTATTAAACTTAGAGATGAAATCATTGTTCAAAAACGTTTCATTGAGCGTTTTTCGCATTGCTTCAGCAGCTTCTTCTGTGTATATCTTATCCGCATCGTACTCAATTTTGTACATTTGATCTGGTACAAATTCACCATCCCCATTGTTTTTTGTTTCTCCTTGGGTGAAATCGAGTTTTGCTTGCTTTTGTGCTTCTTCAACTTTTGCTTGCTCTTCAAGTTTTGCTTGCTCTTCAAGTTTTGCTTGCTTTAGTGCTTCTTTAAGAGCCAATTCTTGTGCTTTTTTTTGTTGAAGTTCTTCTTCAGTATTTTTACGTTGTTCTTCTTTTTTCAACCTCAGATCGTCAGCATTTTTACGTTGTTCTTCTTCTTTTTGAAGTCTTTCTTCTTTTTTTTGTTGAAGTTCTTTTTCTTTAAGTCTTTCTCTTTCTTCTTTTTTAAGTCTTTCTTCTCTTTGTTTTTCTTCTTTAAGTCTTTCTTCTTCTTCTTTATGAATTCTTTGTCTTTCTTTTTTAAGTCTTTCTTCTCTTTGTTTTTCTTCTTTAAGTCTTTCTTCTTCTTCTTTATGAATTCTTTGTCTTTCTTTTTTAAGTCTTTCTTCTCTTTGTTTTTGTCTTTCATCTTCTTCTTTACGAATTCTTTGTCTTTCTTTTTTAAGTCTTTCTTCTTTTTCTTTTTGTCTTTCTTCTTCTTCTGAATCAGGAAAATCGGAATTGTCTGATAAAACACTGTCGTCTTCTGAATCAGGAAAATCGGAATTGTCTGATAAAACACTGTCGTCTTCTGAAGAACCACTGTCGTCTTCTGAAGAACTGTCGACTTCTGAAGAACTGTCGACTTTTATTAAAAACCCTTTTTTAATTTTTAATATTTTTTTGGCAATTTTATCTGTCTGTAACATAATAGTTGGAAAAACTCGCAAAACATCAGCATCGGTTAAATCTGACTCATTTGTTTTACCATCTATAATTAATTGAGTCACTCTGTCATAAAAAGGTTGAGACACGTGGTATGGCAGCAATGGATCACCAATAATACGCTTTCTCATATTATTTCTGATAGTTTCGAAAGTATATCCCCTTTCTTCAATTGGTATTTTTTCAGTCTGTACATTTATTTCGGAGATAATTTTTTGTTTGGCTTGTTTTAATCTGACTTGGTATTCTCTGTCAGTTTGTTCCAGTTTATTGGTTTGTGTTCTTTGTTTACGTACCATATTTCTGATTTCACGTGTTATGTCAATTTTGTTTGAAGCAATTGACGTTTTTTTATCTGTAACTTGAACAACTCCGTCATTGACCATGGTATTTTTTTTAATTGGTATCCAAAAATCGTCATTTTGTGTTTTCCATTGCCAATTGACATTTGAATTATCATTTGACATAATAATTCTGCTTTGAATGATTGCTATTTTGGGTTTTTTCTCTTTTGTTTTACTCTCATTTCTTTTTATAATTGCCATTTTTCTGTTTTCTTTTTCAACTATTATATCCTTTTCGCGTTTTTCGCGTTTTTCTGCTGTTGTAATCAAACTTTGTAACGTATATGTTGAATCATTGACCTTGGTCTCATTAGTATGAATTCTAAGAGCTACCGAAGCTTCTAATTCAATGTTTAGCAAAACTTGATTCACCTCTGGTTCGAGTTCGAGTAACTTTTGTAATTTCTTTAATTCGTTAGAATTCATCAATGAAAGAAATGTTTTAATTCTAAGAGCTAAAATTTTGAGTTCCATGTGCTGCGGTTTTTTTAACAACTTGGACAGCGGTATTTCATTATTTACTTTTGTAGAATTGTGCTGCGTTTTGTTTAACAACTTGAACAGCTGTATTTCATTATATACTTTTGGAGCAGTGTAGAATTCTTTTGTGTTTTGACGACGTGACATCCAATCCTTTTTTTTAAAAAAATCCTATGCAGTATATATACTATTCTTTTGTAAAGAAATAATATGAAATGTTGTCGACCACGCCCTAAAAATTTGTACAGGGAACCATCTCAATCACACAATTCCCAAAAAAAATGTCTGTATATATTACTCTGCATCGCATCTACGTCCCTCTTAACATTTTTTCTACGAGATACAACACCAGTTCTATTTGTAAAGCCTTCAATATCCGATATGAATTTCGAAACTGACACTGTGGACAGTACCAAAATAAATGATGCGTTTTGGCGTGTCTCTATCCGTCATATCAATACATTATTATCTTCTGTCTGTCAAGACGAGAACTATATGGTTTTAACTAATAAGAACATTGAATCTGACAATGTCCGAATGAAGGACAATTATATCTATTTTTGTCACCCTATTTCTGAAATCCAAGCGATGGTCAATGGTCGAGTCGTTCATTCGGATATATCTACTCAGACAATCCGATGCAAAGAGACGTATAGTTCTAAAACAAAGACACTGATCCGACATTTTCCTTTTTCATTAAAATATACAGACGCTGTTGATTTTTCGTACAAAACTAAAATTATACGCGACGGCATTGCTGCATGCACTATTTTGCATGCGATCGATATTGTCAATTCTGTGTGGGATTGACATGTGAAAATTTGTATGAGAAATCTAATTATTTATTTTATTCGAGGGCATTGGCCCATTTTTTTACTATATAAAGCCATTATCACTGCTAAACCACCAAAAAAAAAATGGACCATGCGATAGTAATCAATAGAAATGATTTACAAAACGGTGTTATGTTTCTTCGTCAAACCCCAACTATCAATACTTGTCGAAATATAATCCAACAGCAGATATTTAGTAACGGTATCACTTTTAATAATCAAACTGGTAAAACACCTTCAGACCCTCATATGCAGGAAATAATGACTGATTTTTGGTTACCATTCTGCAAAGGTCTTTTAGACTCTGTAATCTCTCAAGGATTTGCAGTAGTACGTGTTATAACAATGGATGATGGGTTGCGCGTACCTATTATAGTCGAAGCAACCGAGGTAACTATTTATTTAAAATATACTTTAGGCGTCCGTGAATATTTTGTGAAAGATGATGAAAATAATATTATTCCTGATACAATTGTGTTAGACAGTTTTGGATTTTCACCTGCCCCTAATGGCCGCGTTTGTTCAATTGTTTGTAATCTGCTTCCAACTGTTCGATATATGAATTCTTTAATGGGTACATCCCTAACAATGGAACAAACCCGTGCTAATCCTAAAATTTTAACAGAGTCTATTGACCTTAAATCTGATAATATTGAGGGAATTCAATACGATTACTACGCGGACGGCGACATGCAAGACGACTCTGACCGAAATAAATTTCAAAGAAATCGTTCGAATGTCGAACAATTACAAAAACAACAACAAATGTACGATAATTTTTTTGGTGGAAGAGGTGGTATTTCAGATGGTGGTAATGTTTTAGAAAATGTGGTATCTTTACCTTTAGGTCAAAAAGTAGTAAATATTCCACAGCAGACTGGTCGTTCGGACTTGGTTGCACAGCTCAAAACCCAAGAAGATATTATTTGTGGTATATTTGGTGTACCGAGGGGTTTATTTATGAGTGATACGCCTCATAAAACTGATAGCGAAGGGAGTCATGACATTTTCCAAAAATCAGTGATGAATTGGAAAAATATGATACAAGACGCGTGTCAACACATTTACTCAGTGATTTATGCAAAAGAAATGTCTGAGAAAGTTTTGAAAGCACTTGGAAAACGAAAACGAAAGAAAAATACTAATAATATTTCTGAGGTTTATGCTTTAAAGAAAAAATTAGCTGTAGAAATATTATTTCCAATATCGCCTTTCGCGAATTCAGAAGAATTATACCAACATTATGTCAATGGTGTTATTCCATGGTCGGTCCTCGTCAAACATACATGTAGCGCGCACGCTTTACCGCATGAAGAAATTCCAGAGCAAAAACCACTTGTTGAACGCCAGCATGAATTGTTAAAGCAACAGCATGATTTTCAAAAGAAGCAGGCAAAGGCCTGCACTACAAAAAACTAAGAATAAGTAATCCATAAAGGTATATACATGTGTTTTGGTATGTGATAAATCAATGGAAGAAATTGGTATTCGCCTTGCTACGAAAGAAGACCGCGCACCCAAAAGAATCCTCTTCCTCCTCAATTAGTTTTCCTATATAAGCAGGTACAATAGTATAAACAAAATGTCTCGCCGCGCTAATACTGCAAAAAATGACGATGATTCTTTACTCGATACCGATCTTGAAGCTTGTAAAGGAAAGCAAAGCAGTGTCTACGAACTCATGAAATTACGCGAACTATCATCGTTCATCTCTAAGATTTACTGGCTTGTAATTGCGTGCTTTTTGGCAATCGGTGGTGTGCTTGGAGTAGTACTTTCTGACGGTACTTTTAAAGACGTATTTATGGCAGAAAATCTTCTTAGTAGTGTCGGGATCAGTGCTTATGTTGTATTGGTCATGTTAATGTGCATGTGCAATTCACATTCAGAAATGCGAGTGATTCTTCTTTTGACGATACTGTTCTTTACTGGAGCGTTGAGTGGATTCATGTTGGCTTTACATCTGTTGGATAGTACAATTACTATGACTCACGTTAATAATCCAAATCTCAATAACTCATATTTCGGGCGTTAGTCCTCGGCTTTCACCAACAAAAAATATTTTTACAATGTACTGTAAAAACTTGGCCTTGGCCAAGCGGAGCGAAATGAAAAATTTATATTTCATGTAATAACCATGTATAATTTTTATTAATATCAAACCACGAATCTGTGGCGATGCCACGTTCATAAAGTATTTTACTACCTTCTTTTAACAAAAATACTACCGAATAGTCACGTGTTTCTATTTTGCCTTCTTTGCTATTTACATTCAAGCTATTTCCATACAAATCGAGTCTTACTATTTCCTTTCCATTTATTGTTTGTATTCTTGGTATTCCTGGATTATATATGTTTTCATTGGTAAACATCTGTCGATCATTCGCAAGTAGAACTAACCATTGAGCGAATATGGCCAAAATCACATCTTGAGCTTTTGTCGCAGTGTTCAAGCTTTCGATGTCCAATGTCCGCTTCGCTCCGTCGGAGATATAATCAATGCTCTCACCGCTTGCACCGCTTGTAAAAATTCTTGTCCATTTATCCAAAGTCGGATAAATGAAATACATCTGAAGCGAAGCGGATTGTCCTTCTTGTTGTCGTTGTTGTTCTTGCGCTTTTCGTTCTTGTTCTTGCGCGTTCGTAGGTAACTCAGTATCATTCAAAAAATATTTTTTTAATAATTCAGGTTGCAATGTGACCAATCTACGCATGTAAGACCACCAATTCAAATAAACGTCACCGTCATCTGATCCTAATTTCCAACCCCACGTTTCTTTTGGTATCTTTTCTTGGATATATTTGATAGTTTTCTTAACATCCATAGCGGTCGGTAAATCTGGTAACTGTGTCCACGTACCCTTACCATTTTTATTAACGCCGATGTTTTCAACAGTATTGTACCAAAATATAACCTGTTGCTGAACATCATACGCCGACCATTTATTTGTTATCTGTCTCTCTTTCAACCAATTTTGAACATCTGTATCATTCGACCATTGTATTTTTGTTGATGTCATTTTTTTCCTTAATAATACCCTATTTAAATAATCAATATTAGCAATATTAATGCTCGAAATATTTATATTGTCTTGCATGACAAATGTTATTTTTTGGTATATGGCTGCAGTAGACTGGTGGTATTTAACATTATTATTAGCACTCATATCACTGTCAAAGTACGATTATGATACATTTATGACTTCATCTGATATACAACGGGGTATAAAAGATATGCGCCAAACAAAATGTTGTAATATTACTTATTTTCAAGATCCAAAATTAATCAAGACTTCGTCAAGAAACATGCGAGTATTGACAGGAATACTGGCATGTCTTGCTTTAGTATTGACTTTCTTTTTTAAAGACGATATAGAGAGCAATATTGATTTCATATCTACTTGTTGGATTGTTGTCTCTTTGTCCTGGTTACTGTCAATAATCCCACAATTTATTAGTTTATTACAATGTGCGGCATCCAAAACCACCCCTGCAATAATCAAATACCGAATGTTAATGTCGGTATACATATTACACGACGTTTTCCTTGGTGTATTTTGGCTTTATTTGTCATCAATGTTGTACGATTTATTTGACGATGTCGACGATACTGAATGGCGTAAGATTTTTCTATCAATGTTATGGTGGCACTTACTTATCCTTTGTTGTCTCGCTGTGAACAGGATGCCAGTCAAAACAACAACGCAATCATGCTGTGGTGCGGGTACAATGAGTTATTGGCAAGAATTTTTTCTTTTGGTTTCTATTTTCTGTATCTATCTTGTAATAATTTATAGGTTGCGATTTGATCAGTTAACGGATATGAAACTACCATTTTCCTCATTGTTGGTGTTTGAGATTTCATTAATAGTGATTTATTTTTGTAAAAAAAACCAAAGATTATTGGCTAAGGAGAATGTCAAGCGAAGCAGTGCGGAATTTTCACAGACTGACGAAAACTATGATAAAAATGTCCTCTTTTTTTGACGGATTCACTGGATGGAGAATATAATGGGGCGGAGCCGATTTTAAGGCACAGTTCAAATATTATACATGGCATTTCCGGCGCGTTTACAATGTGGTAAACAAAAAGAGAAAATTCGGGCCTTGGTCCTCGAATAAAATGGAAAAAAAAACAGTATATATATATCAATAATACCAGTAAAATGTCTCGACTTTCTTTCAGGGATTCATCGCCAGTAACAATTCACATTCCTCAAGAATTGCCCACACAACGTCACCATATAGTGATTGAAGCTACTATGAAACCAGTCGGTGTATCAAGTTATCAAAAAAACAAAGTGGAAGAGCAGGGAGAGGTATTGAATCAATTACGCAAATCTGGAAAAGATATATTTGATTATAACGACACGAGGAGTGTGCAATCAGCCGGTACCACTTTGTACCAAACAACAGAAACTTATGGTACTTCGATCAGTATTGAGAATATAATAGAAACATTAAAATCGGCCAATCTAACTCTCAGGGTTAATTTTAATAGACCAGGAAAACACAGCAACACGACTTGTATGGCACTATCAGCAGAAGTTTTGAGTAGATTATTAAAAACAGCTGCTGACTCTGGAGGCAATAAAATTGCGGAATTGAGAGTAGCAGACGAACATAATGCAAGTGTTCCATCGCATGGATCTTTCTACATCGCAATCACACAAAAAGGTACACAACACTACCTCAGCGCTGTTGACTATAAGATCCTAACTGCGTATGATAAACTATATCATAATTAATATATACTTTATTTTTTTTATTTATCTTGCGGTGCAATGTATATTTGTTCGCTGTCATTTTTCACTAACAATAGACCCGATTTCATGAAAACAATTGAAATCACCATGTCAGGGGATAATAATTGTAAAATGTTCATGGAGGTGGCGGAACATTTGAAACTACAGGCTGATTTTGGTGCGTTGTCACATGCCAGTAAAGTACATAGTTTTGGTTGTTCGGCTTCTATTTTAATACTTTTTTGACCAGGAGAGGCGCTTATCGTTACTTTTTTGTCAAACAATACCCAGCTTTTAAGCAATCCATCACCGATCAGAATTAATTCTTCATCTTCAGATGATTGTATAACGATTCTGTTGGTCGAGTTGATAACCGGTAATTGATATTTTAATGCCTGAATATCAGATTGAAGTGAAAATACCAACGTATGGTTTAATATTTCCAATGTAATCATTTCAAATATTTTAGAACATTTTGAAATGAAATCTCTTGTAGAATGATTCAAAAAAATACAGACAGGTTCTCGTAAGTTAGTTGTAAATTCTATAGATTTAACACAGATATTTTCTGCGCTATAGGGAAATGTTAGCACGCTCGCACCACTGTCCTCGACAATTAAAGTGGCGTCTGAAAAATGATTGGGTACATTTGATACACATGCGTTCATCAACCATTTGAGTGGAAGTGTAACTGACATTTTTTATTCGCTACGCTTCACTATGTTACAAAAAATCAATATATTCGTTACATATATGAATTAACTGGCAAAGGCCCTCGCGCTCGAGCCGAAATACACTATTTAAACCCGTTTTCGCACATAAATGAACAAACAAAATAAAATACTAATAAGTATTATTGCAATTACATATTTTACGACAGTGATGATTATTGCAATAAAAATGTCAAGTGATAAAGGAAATGACGATGACGATGATGAACACACAGAAAAATTACAAGAATCAAAAATAGAATAAAATAGATTTTGTAGCTCGCGAGATCATATACAGCTGCTTCGCGAGGGCCTTGGCCCTCGGCTCCGCCAATCGGATTTATTGTCTTATAATTTTCACTATTTTTCTATTTTGGGGCAAAACAATTGAAGGTACCATTTCTGTTTTATTTTTCACAGTTCTGACGTTGTCGTCAGAACGTGTTCGTTTTTTCGTTGTCGATTCCTTTTCATTTTTCTGATCAATAGATCGCCAGTGACTCTCCAGCTGTTGCATGTTAAAATATACCGAAGACATTTCATCACGTATTTTTTGCTTATATAGACGAAATCACATGACTTGAAACATGTGGTTTCGAATCACCACGATCCGAAACATTTTCGTAATATGGTGATTCGAATACAAAAAAAAGTTTAGAAATTTTGATCACAAATCGATTATGACCGACTAATAACACAAATATACCAGATATAACGATGTTCCGCCAACAAAGGCAGAACATTAATATCAATATAGCAATAAAACATAAAAAACAAATAAATGATTTCGTGAATCGGGAATGTGATATTTCAAAGAGTATCAATGATACCAACACCAACTGTGCCGATAAATTGACACATTTTGGAAAAAAGTAAACCGACGGGATTTGAGTGGGTAAAAGCAAATAAGAAAAAATTACCACCAAAAATTCGATGGTTAAAAACTTTGCAATTGTATGATTACGATATCGGATCCAGTGAACAAATAACTGAAGTAATAAAAGTGACAGGATAACTGGAGGAATAAACAGCAAAAAGGCTGGTAGCTTAGGTGGGTACATTTTCACGTCAAATGTACCGATATTTGCGGGCCTTGGCCCTCGGCTCCGCCAAACAAAAAACATTAAACACAGAAGCAAAATGAACCCAAAAACGCATCGGCCAATCTTTAGCATTTTTTTTTGTGGATTTATAGAAACAAGTATATAGTATATTTTTCTTAGCAAATACAACTCAATGTCGGAAACATTTAAAGAAAGTGGTGCTATTGTTTATGTTGCTATTACAATTATAGTATTTGTATTTTTTGTGTTAGTTGCAGCATGGATTATGACAAGGAAGAAAAATAATACATACTCTTCTGTGGATGATGCAGAAAACAAAAGTGATACCGTGGAGCTTGTGAATAATAGTGATGAGGCCAAAACAAACAATTTCACATTAGAAGACAGCGAAGAAGAAGAAGATATTGATTTATATTCAGACAAATTAGAAGACGATAATCAATTAGAAGACGATAATCAATTGCAAGCTGTTTAATAGATTTTTGCCATCCGGCTCCGCCTGGGCCTTGGCCCTCGGACAAATATTATTTATTTACAGCACACATGAAAAATTTCATTGAAACCGTTTTTTTCTAATTTAATGTGAGAATTACACCTGCTTAAACATGTTTTTGAATCAGAAAATATATTTTCGCAAGTACTGCAATGATCAGTTTCACTTATAATTGCAGTACTTGACGATAATAACCTGCGAGAATCACTCTGTTCAGCGGCGTACAAATCTACCGTTCCGTAAGTTTCTAATGAGTCCATAACCGTTAATGATTTAATTATCAGGTGATCAGGCACCTGTAATTCGCCGTCTTTCCCGTCTATACCATTTTTTCCATCGATTCCATCTTTACCATCTTTGTCTATATTTAGAAACATCACGAGTAAAACGACATTGATCAATAAACTTAGAATCACAAATCCCCAAATCAAACGTGTGGGCGAATTGTTTTTTTCGGCAAAATCTCTTGGTTTGCGTCCTCTCATTTTTGTATAATAGTTGACACATATAAATAGTTCATATGTGCCAACGTATGTTCGACATCAAAATCTGACGGTATATAATAGGTTCTTTTTTATAAAAAAAAAGATGAAATTATCTACTTTATTACTACTATCTACTTTTGCAGGAAGTAATGCGTTTTACAAAAGTCACGACATTATCACACACGATGATGGATCTGTGCATTTGTTTGAGAAAACACAACATCGTAGATTAACTACCAAAAATTTGAAAGCCAATTCAGACACTACAAATACAAAATTCACAGTTCACGGATCTGAATATATTACTATGAATTTACATGTGGATGGCATTGCAACCGTTGGCGGATTGGAATTCGAAAACACTGATGATTCTTTTGGAACTAATTTTCTGACTGCGTTGGCGGGTAATGGTATCACAGTTGATAGTGGTAAGTTGACCGCTGACACTCAGTTATCTGACGCTGATGTTCGAAGTAAGTTCAGTGCTGGTACGGGTATCACAATCGGTGGTGCTGGAGAGATTGCGACTACGGTCAGCGATACAAACACTCAGTTATCTGACGCTGATGTTCGAAGTAAGTTCAGTGCTGGTACGGGTATCACAATTGATGGTGCTGGGGAGATTGCGACTACGGTCAGCGATACACAGTTATCTGACGCTGATGTTCGAAGTAAGTTCAGTGCTGGTACGGGTATCACAATTGATGGTGCTGGGGAGATTGCGACTACGGTCAGCGATACAAACACTCAGTTATCTGACGCTGATGTTCGAAGTAAGTTCAGTGCTGGTACGGGTATCACAATTGATGGTGCTGGGGAGATTGCGACTACGGTCAGCGATACAAATACACAGTTATCTGACGCTGATGTTCGAAGTAAGTTCAGTGCTGGTACGGGTATCACAATTGATGGTGCTGGAGAGATTGCGACTACGGTGTTAACAGCTGCTGCTAATTCAGGTCTCACTATTAGTGGTTCAGCCATTTCGGCAAACGTCGCAACTGGTGTGATAAAAGATGCGTTGGATGCAGTTGAAGCGGCTGATACCACCACAGCCGTACAAAAAGAGTATAGGTTAGAAAAAATGATTTTAGTGCTTTGTAATACACTCGGTTTAAAATACGAGCACTTGGTCAGAGCCGTCGATGAGGGGACGTTCGATCCTTTTGAACGTTTTAGTGCAATTCAGGTAAATGATGACGATTTATATTCAACCGACAGTAATAGTAAACTCATTGATATTACAGCAGTAAGTTCAGCTTTATGTAACAGTTATACAAATTACGCTTCTGCATGTGCCTCTGGATATTCGAACAGACACGCACTCGCAATGTGCGCGAGTGGCACGTGCGCAGCTTCTGATTTCACAGCCTCCGGGTTGTGCTGTGTCCCAAATTAAATAAGTAACTTAACTAATAATATTTAAATATTAAAAAT